ATCCGTTGGCATCCGCCCTAAACGGAAGTATTGGACTCACCCCCTATCATCAGATCGAAACTAACAGCAACTTAGTCAGGCTAATGGGAGTAGGCTGACAACTCTGCGTTCGTTAGTCCTCTTCTGATGAATCCTCGTCCTCGTCTTCGAGGGAATCTTCGTCTTCCTCTTCTTCATCCAACTCCTCAGGATCAATATCGTCCTTGTGGAGTTCTTCCACAATCTCATCCATATCCGCTTCGTTCTCCCTATCAGTAGGAAGAATATCATCCTCATCCGGGATAATGGAGGGGTCCGTGTCGGCTGCCATGAGGTAGGGTGGTACGTCAAAATCGTCAAAGAGGTGATTCATGTGCGTGTCTCCAGTTAACTGATGGGCCTATTAGTTAGATTAAAAAAGGGGGGACTAGCGCAGGCCGTGAACTAGTCCCCCCATAGTGACTAATACAGATTAGCCACGAAGCGGACGATACTTGTGGTTCACACGGTTCTTGATCTGACCCATGTACGTATCGTTCTCCACGAACACTTCAAGCTGCTTGCCCACAGAGTTGTTCAGCTCGAAACGCGCGCCTGACTTCACGTCCACACCGAATGCAGACAGATAGCCAACGGCGAAACCAATAGCCTTCGAGTTGAACATCCAATCCAGAGGAACGCCAGCGAAGTCCTCGCTACCGTTGTCAGCGTTACGTACAATAACGCCTTCCACTGGATAGTTGGTGCTGTCCCCAGCCTTCGACGGTGCTTCGCCGATAGCATTGATGGTGACAACATACCAAGCCGGCTCCACAACCTTACCGCGGAGGAGATCACGATCCGAAAAGCTGATGATAGGCATTGTTCTGTTCCTGTCTAGTACTGAGTACTAGAACTTAGCTACTACGTTGTTGGTGTTGTTGAGTTTGGTGATGGCTGGACGGATGTAGGTGTCGTAGATGGGTTTGTCTCCAAATACTATCTCCTTATCCAGTTCAAGCGCAGTTCGAGCAAAGTCATCACCTGTGTGAGTAGTCAGTAGAGAGTAGTCACCTCCAGTTCCTTCAACAAATCCCTGCTTAATGTTGAAGTGATATACTTCACCACAGTAAGCAGGAATCTTAGCGGCTACGTTCTTACCCGCAGTCACAATCTGACGGGAAATATGCGTAGTCTTCTTCGTAGTGTCGCGGTACTCTGCTTTCACTACATGAGCAATGAGGATTACATTCACCTTATGGAAATTGTGAATATCCTTAGTGAGTGCAATCAACTCATTCAGTGCAGAGGACTCAGCGTTGTAGTCCTCAATCTCATTCACTGCAATACCGGCTACTAGCTTACCAGCCTGTGCTCCACTACCCTTCGTCATACCATATTTAATCTTCATGGTCTGACGCAGAGTCATGTCTGCCATGCTAGTTAGAGAGTCAATGACGATGGTCTTGTACGGGCAGTTAACTTGCAGCTTCTCCAACTGCTTCTTACCCGCAGCCCAATCATCATAGTCATCGTAGTTGATCAACTTGGGGTCAATACCCCACTTCTTCATGGGCAGAAGAATACCACTCATCTTCCTATCCCATGAGAACCAGTACTGTGGTGTAGGAAATGAGAGTGCCTGCGTACTCTTACGCAAACCTGGCTCACCCTTAAACATACAGTACAGGTGGTCTACCTGCGCGTCGCCCATGTTAGGCATTACTCAACTACCTCTACTTCTCTCTTGAGTAGTTCGATAGTATTGACGTACGCGCGCATGAGTACATTCGGATCAATCTTAATCTCATACACTTCACCTGACCGAGCCATACCTGCCATGACACAATCAGTAATGTAATCTAGTACGTCGATGAGATTCACATCATCTCTCACACCATCAGGCATATTGAGATGATGCCGATTGATTTGCCTGTGCTTGGTCCACCACGTCTCATGACCTTCACTGAATCCGTGTACAAAGTCATCATGGAATCCATCAATGTCGGTCAACTTGTCCGTGTCATGCCTCATCGTGGCATCAATAAGGACTCGCTGAAAGAAATTCATTCCCTGCACAACATCATCAATGTGTTGTGTGGATGAATCAAACAGTTGAGCCTTAGTGACATTCTTGAAGTCACACGTCCGCGTATCTGCTGTTGGAGACTTCCTAATCTCAATCATTAGTGTACATCCTCAAATGGGAGTTTCATCTGTCGAGGATCAGGTTCAGGCTTAGCCTCACTAATGACGAAGCCAACTATGATATCCTCATCCTCAGGATCGACTACGGGGCAGAACTCCATCTCCTTATAATCATCGCCCTCAACGTCGATGTAGACTTCCTTATCGAGTGATCCCACAGTAAGATCATTCAGTAGCTCCAACAAAACTCTGACTTTCATTAATCCTCCCCCTTATTACGTGGGTCCCACACTGGAGCCTGTACGTAGTTAAGTCGCAACACTTCCTCTCTCATCCCTCTATCAGCCTCACATACCTGCTTATACGCGCACGGACCATACATCGTGTCGCAGTGCGTGTAATCAGGAGGCCAATACTCGCTTTCCGAATATTGAATGTACTTGTAGGCGTAGTAAGGGAGAATTTCCTGCTGCCACTCGATGAGTCTATCAGCACTAAAACTGACCACTTCACGTGTAAGCCTCTCGTCAATCTTGAGTGTGGTCTGTAGACCAATCTTGTTGACGATGACATTACGGGCCTTGAGGAGTAGTGCTTGTCCTAGAAACTGATTGGACAGAGTAGACTTATCTCTCCTCTGCTTGAACGTCTTGTGGTCCATTGACACAATCCCAATCTGACTGTTGTCAATGATGAGGTCAAACTTCGCCTTCCACAATACGCGGATTTCATCATCCTCATAGAGGATTTCACCCTTCACTATCTCAGAGGATAGCGGAATGAACGCGTCATTCTTGTAGAAGTCGAAGTACTGAACACATGTGTCCAGTGCAAATCTCCAACCTACCTCGTACTTTACTGATTGCTCGGGCGTGTTAGTGACACCAGGATATTCATCTGGCTCATGTCCACACTCTGGTTTGACTTTACAGAGTTCATTACACGTATGCTCTAACCCCGCATCCTCACGAGGGTCCATTACGTGATGTGACTCAATGAAGTTCGCACACTTGGGACAACCAAGTACAAACATCTGACCAGCAGTTAAGCCAGCTCCAATGCACTCTGCACGTGGAAATCCTTTAATCTGGTGCGCGTAGAAGACTTCCAGTACCTTGTGAATCAGTGAACCTACTTCAAGGGAGTTACTACGTCCCTTCTGACTCACTAGACGATGGTTGAACCGAATGTCATGATATCGGCCACAACTCATTAAAGAGGACAGAAGTGTGGCGTCCATGATAACATTCTTCTTTGGTACTAGGACTTCCATATCAGACTCCGCACAAGCCAGCAGAAGAACGTAAACAGACACACAAAGTACAGAGCCGCGAGAAGCTGGAAAGTGAGTAGAATCACTTCACTCTCCGAATCTCTGGAATGTAACTAGCAGTCTTGATACCAAATGTGAATGCTAGTGCATTGGCGATTACGAATGACCTCGACACACCATATCGAGCCATCTCTTTCTGTATCGCTCTCTCTATCTGGTCGATGACTGCTGTCCCCATTGGAGTGCGTGTTACTCCCTTAATTCTTGGCTGGATTTTCATCAGTCTTCTCCATTGCATCAAGTGTTCCATCAATCAATTCCTGAGTAGGATAGATGATCTTTCCATCTTTCCACTCAAAGCAAGTGCAATCCATCATGTCAGTGATGATGACGCGCACTGTCGTACCCATGCGCGCACCTACTGACGTAGTGTAGTGCTGTGTAGCCTTGACAGCTTCCTCTGCTGAGACAGCCTTACGCACGTACTCGTACTGTCCATCAGGAAAGAATTGAACTACGTTATACAGTTCCATCAGTCTTCTCCTTCATCAGTCCACGAGCAATCAATGCTTCCTTGACAAGCATATAGGTGACTTCACCTTGAGTCTTCTTCTCCTCGCCCATGAGGTAACGGATAAGAATCTCAACCAATTGCTCAGTAGTCACACTCATTTAGTCTCCTTACACGGGTGATAGCACAACACTTCCAGCCTACCCTCAATGATGACAGGAGGATAGTTACCCACGTTCAGCCTACGTCCACATACACCACACGGAGCATAGAAGTAGCCCGGATTCTCTCCGTCTTCTTTGCGCCCGCGTGTGACATTGTGCTCGTCGTATTTCATTTCAGTCTCCAGAGTAGTAGGTCCGCATAGTCCCTCTAATATCTCTACTAGAGGGACTAAACTGAACTACTGACCCAACTTCGCCAGTGCTTCCCGCGCCATCTTGCCCAACTCTTCACGATCGTCAGCAGTGAGTGCCTTCATCTCTGCCATCTCCACCTTACGTCCACCCAGCTCAAAGAACTTCTTGATGAGAGTGACGTTGCTCACAATCGGTGTCGTCTGTTCAGTCATGTCTTCTCCAGTGTCACGGTACTTCGGATTATCTTCCTCACACCACTCCGCGTCCCACACCACTTTAGTGTTCCTCCCCTAGTGCATCATACAGTTCGAGAGTCAATCTCTGAAGAATGCTAACGATACGCAGCTTCATCTCTTCAGGGACTTCCATTTCCAGAGCCGTAGTAGTGTTACGGAATGTCTGGATGAGAGTTGTGAGGACGAGAACATCCTCAGGTTCCAGTTCAAGTACTACGTTGTACTTGTTGTCAGTGATCATCTCAGCTCCTTCAGTTTACTAAAAGCGCACAGTGTGGTTCGAGGTTTCCAAGAGTTTGTAGGAGAGAGCTGTACTAGCCTCTCTCCCACTACTTCCTCAACTACTTGGTAGCAAGAATCTTACGATTCTTCTTAGCGTTGTGTGCGTTGACAATAGTCTGGCCCAACTCCTTCATCAGACTATCCTCATTCCACTTAACAGCCTCACCCTTGTTCATGGCGTTGTGGAACTGTACGCGCTTCCTCTCCACGATGTTATCGAACTGCGCATCAATGGCAGTGATTCCATCAAGGTTCGCATACACTGCATTCACACTAGTAGCAGCACTACCAATGCGAATGAAACGTCCTTCACACTGCTCTTCCTTGGAAGGATTCCACTGTCTCTCGTGCATCACGCAGTCACAGCATGTCTGGAGATTCAATCCCTCACCACTCGCCAGTTCACTAGCCACCATGATTACCTGTGGCAGTGAATTGAATCTCTCGCACATCTCGAACTTCTGCTCTCCAGTCAGGCCCGCATTCATGGACAGGACTGGAAACTGACTTCCAAACTTCTCCTTCAACTCCTCGTACAGAATAGCCTGTACATCCTTGTGGTGAGCAAAGACTACCAGCTTACGGCCAGTCTCTTCAATAAACTCATCCACATACTCCTTGGTAGTCTCAATCTTGGCAAGACCAGCGAGGTGACGCATCTTACTCATCTGAGCAAGAATATGCATCCCACTAATCTCTTCCTTCTGGTTCTCAAACCACTCTACAAACTTCTCGACAGCCTCATCATACATAGCCTCTTCCGCCTCATTCATGACGACGTTGAGCTTAGTACGGTTGATGAGTGGCAGTTCAGGGAGAACTTCTGTCCTCTCACGTCGGATACAGATATCCTTCGTGTATTCCTTGAACTGGTCGATACGCTTGATTCCACCCTCTTTCAGGTACGCGCCCTGATAGTAGTACTGAACCCACTGACTCTTGAATCTCTCTGCACTAGAGAACTTCATGGGCGCCAGCATGTTCAATACTGGAAAGAGTTCGGAACCACGATTGTTCCAAGGTGTACCAGACAGGGCAATCACTTTCCTGTCCTTGACTACCTTGCGGACCATCTGCGTCCTAGACGAGTCAACATTCTTAATCTGCTGACATTCGTCTAGTACTACGCACTTGATACCCACTCTATCGAACTGAGTGATATCAAATCCACTCTGTACAACCTTGCCACTCTTCATCGTACGCGACTTCTGTACAAGCATGTCGTATCCGATGATGTAGTGACGAATCCCACGTCCAGTAGTAGGGTCGTACGGAGGATACAGGAAATCCTTGGACGTCTCGATAATCTGAGGAACGTGCTCACCACCGCACCAATTCATCAGAAAGGATGCAGTCTGATACTTGAGAGCAGACTTGACCATCCAGAGACAGGGCTGGAGCATAGCAGGATGGAAGTATACGATACCACCAGCCTGAATAGTCTTACCAAGCCCCATCTCATCGAATATGGCAGCTCCCTTGTTAATGGCTAGACCAGCCTCAAGGAACTCCATACCCTCAAGCTGAAACTTGTAGGGACGCTTCCTGCTGCACTTGAGACAGTTATTCTTGTCCCACTCGTGTGTGCAGTTAGGGTCTCCGCCCATCTGGAAGTGATGGAATGGTGTACCTTTAGGAATGAGACGGACAACCATATGTCCGCATTCCAGCTGTATGAGCATGGTGTCTGGTTTATCCGGGCTCGGATTCACCATTAGTGTCTCTTTCTTAGAGACAGCCACCTTGCCACACATCGGGCACTTGTCCTGCAGACGTGTAATCTTGTACTTCGGAGTACGGATTACCTGCTCATCGAATGTTACTTCGACATCAGCGCCACTACGGATGGCGTCAATGATTTCAGGTGATAATGCCAGATTAGAGCAAGGCATCGTATTGTCACAGCCTACCTCACGCGCCTTATCAGCCCAGACACTATTATGTCCATGTCCGGGTCCAACGAGTGCGTGTGCAACCTCGTGACGGATGGTATTGATTACATCCGGGTCTGGATGTATGTCAATGTGGTGTGCGGAAAGGATAATACACTTATCCTTGTACGAGCAGAGTCCCAGAAACTTGCTGTCAGGATTCTGATTCAGTCGTACTGACCAGTCTGTGAGACCGTGCTTATTCAGCTCGTCTCTCAGTATTTTAGTAGCTTGACTTCTATCCATGTTATCTCGTCCTTGCGGAAGTGCGAGTATGGAACTACTGAGCCTGTGGAACGGTACCGAGAGCCTGTGACAGCATCTTACCAGCAGTGTCCACGTCGATATTCCTCAGGTCACAGAGACCCTGTAGAGTGGACATGGGCACGCCATACTTGATGGCTGCTATCTTGAGGTCATGCATCTTGACTACAACCTTCGGAGTCTTAGATGCATTAGTCTTGGGCGCACCTTTGCTGCTACCCTTGATAGCCTTCTTGGTCACTACTGGCGGGCAGTATGTGACATTAAACTTGCTGTACTTCTCACGCTCTTCTGCTCTCAGCTTGGCGATGAAGTCTACAGTAGCCTGACGCCAACCCTCACGCTCATTCTCCTTAGCTACTTTCTGCTCATGGAGAGAGAAGATAGCCTCAGTGAATCCAGTGATGTACTTACCAGCAGTCTGCACCAGTACATCATTCTTCTTGTCTGCCGGGATAGTCTCATCATTCTGGATGGCTGCGTACAGCTCAACGAATGATGTAGTCGCTGCGTTGTAGATGTCCGCTTTCAGCTGCGTGTTACCAATCTTCTTCAGTGATTCTGCAACCACTGTATTGATAACCTTGGACGACTCAATAGCACCCAGCTCTTCCTGATAGTGCTTGGCGCAGAGTTCAAATACACTGCCCGGAGCCTTGAACAGGTCTACCTGCTCATTACCGGGACACATCTCACAGACTCCAATAGCGAAGGGCTTCATATTATGCTCTCTTCTTCTGGAGAGTAGCCTTCAGTGTGGAGAGCTTCTGTGTAATGAGTACAGGAGCTGAATCCAGAGAGTGACGTGAGCACGTACCCACACGCGCGAGTACGTTATCGGAGTGAACCGATGTAATGTCCTGAGGGTAAGAGCGTACCCTCTTGACACGACCACAGACTGTGCAGAAGAATCTCTTCATATCACGTCCTTGCGGAATGTCTACTTGCTCATCTAATCTGGCGACTAGGGCAGGTAGAGCGTGTGAACTACTTCAGATTATCTGTCTGACAATGATAATCTAGGTGGGGCTTGGCCCGACCTCCATTATACCACAGATGGCAATCCACAAAATATTGTGTACGCTATGAGGCAAAGCACAAGATGTTGGGGTGTCAAGAATCTGGCACCCCTTCCGTCAAGTTTTTGACGCTTTATCTTGGTGAAAGTCTCTTATTATCTCTTTTTGCTAACCTTGCATAGTCATCAGGTGTTGGTATTGAACTATGCATATCAAATGCTAGTATTGCACGCTGAAAGTCCTCAGTTTTCTCCTTACCTAAATATGGCTTAAGCATGAGAAATAGTGGTTGAACCTCTTTAATTCCAAAGGTGAGTACGTGTTTAGGCTTCTTAGCAGTCTTGTATGGACCTAGGAGTTTACCTAATCCAACTATACGCTGAAACTTTTCTAATACCTCTATGTTATCGGAGCATTGAGGTACATTAGCGAACATCTGAGCAGATACGCATCCACTCATTTTACTTGGATATCCACGGTGATAGGATACGTGTCCTTCACCATCGAAGAAACCTGCACACCATGCTAGTTCTACTTCTCTACTTACTTGCATGAGCATTCTCCTCCGTACGGAGCCATACAGTCAGCCGCGTGTGTTTCTTCGGCTTCAATTACTTCTATTTCATTATCTTCCTCAAATATCTCCTTCAGCATATTACGCGCATTCATCCGTTTGATGTGCTCCTCAAAGTCTATCGCTACTTCAGGAGTAATACCAGTTCTGCATTCACTACATCTGGGCATATCCTCCTTGAGTGAGTGCGCATCTATTCTAAACTGCTCTCCACACTGATTGCATACTCCAATCTTATTTTCGAGAATGTGAGCTAGTCCAAGATGCACAAAGAAGGAACAACCCTCTAACTTGCATCTCCAAGTCTTCTTATTGAGGAGTATGAGTTGATGCGCGTGCTTGGCCATGTTCTGTCTCCTTGTTTCTTGTGGATAATGGGAGGAATAATCTTCATCCTCCAGGGGATTGGACTGTGGGAGGGAGTGTGTGTGCGCGTGTCTGAGTGTATCATGCCTTACGGGGGATGTCGAGTGTAAAGTTTACATAGTTGACCGCGCCGAAATAATAATAGGTTAATATAAAAAAACTACAAAAAAAAAAAAAGAGGTTATCATTATTATTATCCTTTTCGAAGGACTGTCCTCTAAAGGGGACGATAGGGGTGGGTATGGCCCCAACAGACATAGACACACACACAGACACTTTTATTAATAGAGATTGCGCACAGGCATAATTTTCGAGCGTAGCGAGATATACGCGCGTTTATGCCCGTGCGCGTGGTTGAATAATGCGCACAGGCAATAATTTTAGCGTAGCGTGACTATGGGGAGAAAAGTCGCACAGTGCTGAGGGGAAAAGTCGCACAGTCCGACTGGAGGCAAGAGGCGCGAAAATGGCCCCCGGTACTCTGGGGGCCCTGTGTCCTACGCTCGGCTGCGAGTGGCCCACGTCTCTCGGGCCTGCTCATCACGCTGTACCTGGGCCTGCTCACGACGTGCCATGCAGCCGAGGACAATCTGCGACACAACGGTGTCCAAGTCGTAGACGCCAAGCGCGGACAGCGTACGGACGACGCGCTTGATATTCTTGATGTCGGACAACGGGAGGCGCAGCAGGGACAGTGCCAACAGTTCAGGTCTCATTCGGAAACTCCATTGTTCCACGTGGAACATATCAGTGTGAGAAAGAAGGGCGGATATTGAGTCCGCCCCTGTAGAGCAGTGGACTAGACTAGGCCCACTCGATGCCAGTGACCTGCGTGGCCATCTTGCGCGCACCTTCGACGTCGTAGAGCTTGGTAATCATCAGCTTGTCGAAGATGTCCTTGAGCAACACCTGGGGGTCATTCTTGGCATCCGGCTTGACCACGCCACGGTTGGCGAGTTCGATAGCCAATTGCTTGGCACGCGCGTTGCTAACCTTTTCAGCATTGCGGACCTTGAGCTGTTCCGCCAACGTGAGCTGATTGTTGTCCGCAACCAGTTCAGCTTCACCGGCCTTGTCCTCAGAGTACGCCTCGTACGTGAACTCGTACGTGAACTCAGACAGCGGATTGCCGTCCTTGTCCTTGTACGTGGTGATGCTGCGGCCGTGAGCGGTCTTGCACTCGCTCTGTCCTGTCTTGGTTTCCATTGTGTTTCTGTCCTCAGTCTGGCCGATGTCCGTCGGCCTCGGTCCTGCGTTCGCCTCGTCTATGGTTTCGGGCTCGGCTCTCGCTTTGCGCTAGTCCCAATCGACAAGACCATAATACAGGAGCAGGTAGGCTGTGTCTACAACAAAATCTTGGGGTCGGGCGAGGGGGGACCACTACATATTGTGGTGGCCGCTAAATTTTTTTCTACCACATGTTGTGGCCTACGGCGGGGTACCCACTACCCATGGTGTATGTAAAAGTTACACCGTTCCTCAGGGCGGCCTCATAGAAATAATGTGTGTCAGACACAAATTATCTTGTGTGTCAGGACATATTATCTTAGGGGAGGTATAAATTCTGGTAGAAAAAATAAAAAAATAAAGTGAAGAGTGTAGAATTTACACACCCGAACCGATTCCCCGTAACTCGTTGAAACGAAACGACTTCGAGTCCTTGACTTTTGAAACAATCTGTGATTAACTGGGCCATGTTCAAGAAAAGCGCAGCGCACCTAAAATCCAAGTACAAGTTAACTGAAGATGCTTACAGAGACTTACTAATTAATCAGTATTTCAAATGTAAGATATGCGAGGATAGGGGTGTTAAATTAGAAGTAGATCATTGTCATAAGACTGGTAAGATTCGTGGTTTACTTTGTCATCGGTGTAACGTTGAACTGGGTAAATTTGAATTGGGTAAGAAGTATAAGTCACATCTAACAGATCCTGTGAAAGAATTTACTGCTTACCTAAGTAGTAAAGTACACATAGTAAGTAGGTATGAACGTGCAGGAATGAGGATACGCAATGCCTATAGGTATCGTTTCTGACGAAGATCTCCGTAAGGAAATTGAATCATATAAACCAGCTGCTCCTCTAGTTATACCTGCGCGTCAAGTAGAGGAAGCTATCTCTGGTCCTATCATTCAGGACATTCCAACTAGAGGAAGGAAGAGTGGAGATAACAATATTCCCGATACTCTCCGTCAGATTATTGGAGAGGATGCACTATTAAATGGACGTGAATCCGCATTGCAAATTGCCGCAGACTTTGGGATTTCTCCTAGCAGTGTCTCAGCATACACAAAGGGTTCTACTAGCACTGCAAGCTACAACGAACCCAAGCCCTCCATCATCTCCCACATCAACAAAGCTAGACAGCGAGCTATCGGTAAGGCGAGTAAGACCCTCAACGCAGCTCTATCTAGTATCACACAAGAGAAGCTAGACTTTACCGATCCTGATAAACTCTCAGGTATCGCTAAGGATATGTCTGTCATTATCAAGAATCTTGAGAAGCAGATAGATCCTGGTACTGAACTGCAGAATAGACAGCCCGTGTTTACCATCTACGCTCCACAGTTCCGTGATGAGCGTTCCTTTGAGATCATTCAGGTAACTGAATAGTCTAATCGAATAGATTATTCACGGAGAGAATCATGCCTCATGTATTGCATCCAGATCCGTTTCGACCAGTTCTATTTGACTCTCCTGCCTTGCTAGTTACGCCAGAACAGGATCAAAACATCAAAGAGATTCTGGACATCTGTTGTTCAGATAGTAGGTTTGCAGAGAAGGCATATCTTGCACTACAGGCTACTCTGAATCCAGAAGAAGTCATTCCTCCTGTTATCACCTCTCTTAGTCCATCCACTACTATTGTATCTGCTCCTGTTTCACTCGTTATCACTGGAACAGGATTTGGTCCAGATTCTTCTGCATCATTCGGTGGAGTAGATGCGGGCGCGTCATTCGTATCAGATACTTCATTGACAGCAGAAGTTACTGCTCCAGCTGTTGAGGGTCCTGTTCCTGTTACTGTCACTAGTAATGGAGTTACATCAGATCCGGTAGACTTCACTGTTACTGCACTCGCACTTCGTGCTCCTAATGAAGTGAAAGACAAGAAGAACTTCACTCCTCCAGTCATTGAGAAGAAGGAAGTTGAGAAGAAAGAGGAGAAGAAGTAATGCCCATTCAACTCCTTCCTATCGGTCAGATGGTTACACTACTTCCTAATGTAGTGTATGCACTTCCAACAGTACGTTCTACCATCTTCACTACACACGGTGCTCCATTGTTTGAAGTGAGTAATGATGCTGCCTATACATTTCCAGGCATTACTCCTACTCTGACTAATGGATCAGCATTAATTGATGGTACGTTCATTCGTACTACTGTAGCTGGTGTGCAAATCAATCTGAAACGTGCTTAATTAGTTCATTCAACTCATTAGAGAGAATACATGTATACACTTCTAAGTGACCACGGTAAGTTCGCGTGTGCAGAGGACGGTGGTGCTCCTCAAGGTACTATTGACGGACGACCTGCTGGTCTATTCACTGCTACTCGTGATTCCGCTGGTGCATGGGAAACATTCACTATTGAAAAATCAGATGAACCAGGCATGTATGGAATCAAGTCAGTCAATGGATTCTATGCTTGCTGTGAAGATGAAGGCAAGGCTGGATACCTTGCATTTCGTTCTACTTCCATCGGCGCGTGGGAGAAATTCATTATTTGGGTACTTGGTAACACTACTAAAGTAGCATTCGAGTCAGTCTGTAGACCGGGCTACTTTATTAAAGTGTGGGGTAATGGTCAGGTAGTTCTAGATCAGCCCATGTTTGAGGATGAACCATCTGATGAGCCAGGTGGATATGAGACATTCACTATTGATCCCCCTATCTCACTATTTAAGCCAGTGGACTCACTCATTCAGGGTCAACTGCGTATCGACGAAGCAGGATTCACTGATGACTCAGGTAATCGAATCCTTCCTATTGGGTTGCATGTGGGGGATCTTTTTTCTGTCTTTACTCGTGATCCTGCTAAAGCTGAATCTATTGTCTCTCTAGCTAGTTCAGCAGGATATCCTTACATCCACTTCTGGATGAATCTCGGTACATTGGGTGATTACTGGTCTGGTAGAGAGTGTGGTCCTGGTTATACTAATGACTTCTGGGGTGAACTCTCCCGACTTGGTGATCTCCTAGATAAGTATGGAATGAAAGGTGGGTACAATCTTGGGGACTATGAACTCTGGCCCAATGCGGGTACTCATTCAGGATTCTTTGGGGAATTGGGAAGACACCTTAAAGGACGGGAAAATAAAACAGCCGCGTATGTATTCGGTGGAAATGAAGCGTGGCAGACAGGTGCTAGTAATAAGGAAGAGATTTCCGACGCACTCGACGCATTCAAGGCGGAATGCAACACGGTCCCAGTAACTACTACTGCACCATCTAGTGAATCTGCTGAAGACATTGCAGAATGGTGTGGAGGAGATTTCTTTGCTATTCATGGCTTCCGTGATAATGAGGACCATGATCGAATTCGTCACATCTTCTCAGTACAGTGGGAAGGACATCCTCCATCTAAGTATGGTATACAGGATGAACCTACAGGACCAGGAGATGAAGTATCAGTCAAGCCAGCACATTGTTATGAAGGGCGTGATGTTGACGCTAATCACATGTGCGCGTTGGCTGTCCAGTCATTGATGTGCAATCAGGGATTCAATTACTTCTGTGGTGCTGGCGTAAAGTCTGATTCTCTCCTTACAGACTACGCAGGATTCTATGAAGTCGCTAAAGTCCACGGGATTGTTCCTCTCGACATTATGGGTTGGCCCGGAGTATTTCACTTTGGTTCTAGTCAATCCTCTAACAGGGTATTTAGTCCGCTCTCAGAAGATACCCTTCGATTTGATCACAGGATCAGTCATGATGGGGAAATCTTCGGTATCTTCTATGGAGATCAAGGACACACGCGAGCGAAATGTGAGCGCGCATGTTTCCTCACACTAGTCCATTGGGATGGTTCCACCTCACCAGAGAAACAGTTTGATCTCTCCGAAGAGATTACATTTGATTTTGTACGCAGTACTGGCGGACAGCCTAATGGTTACACAGCACAAGTTGTACGTGGGAGACTTCGGTGATTACGTTAGATCAGTTAGTTGTAATTAATCGTTTGGTACGTAAGCTGACTGATCTTCGTATAGCTGTTGTAGATCTGACGAGAGATCCTAATGCAGACGTGAATGTTCATGTCGCCAGTTTCAATGCATCCCATAACATATCACTAGTTATAGCGAATGCATTTGTCAGTAAACAGGGGATAATTGATCTTATCACTCCCCAAGTAGATGACATCGTTAGTCAACTCGCTGTTCTAGGAGTCGAGGCATAACATGGGAATGTTTGATACTCTCCAGCAGGGTGGTAAGTCTGCAGTTGGTGCAATGGCTCCAGGACCAGGTGGAGCTAATGGTGGTTCATTTGCACAGAAACAGCAGATGCGCGCGAATCCCATTATGAAGGGCAGACCTGCTACTACTCCATCAGGTAATCAACCAATGCAGATGGCTGGACAACTAGGAATGCAGCCTAAACCTAATCCATTTGGAGCTGCACCAGGTATGACACCTAATGCAATGGGTGCGCGTCCTGCATTGAATCCAATGGGTGCGGTAGGAATGATGGGATCTCGTAATCAGATTGCTGCTAAGCCAAAGCCTATTGGTGGTACCATGGCTGGACAGATTGGTGGATCTCCTCAGAACTACAATCCCATGCAGTCTCCTGATCTTGCACAGCCCATTCCTAAGGCTCCATCAGGATTGATGACCCCACAACTTCCTAATCTAGTTCCGCCACAGTCTGAAGGTGCTACGACTGGTGGACTAGCTGCAATGGACCCTAATCAAATGCAGGGAGAAATGTTGCCTCTACAGGGTTCTGTGGGTATGCAGGCTCCTCCATTCGGTGGTATGCAGCCTGGTAGTCCTAGTTTCCAAGCAATGATTGAACAGCTTGGTGCTAGTAGACCTGATGTAATGAATCGTGGTCTTGGTCCATCCACTGAAATGTTCGGCGGACAGGCTATGCAGGAAATGAATCCAATGCAAGAGATGCAGCAGCCAGTACAGATGGATGAGAATGGACTGGAGCCGCGTCGCGGAGCTAGGTAATAATGGATCCACTAGAACATGACTCACCGCAGAAGAAGGTTTTCCAGAGTAATGAGTGGAGACCCTCTCCTAAACAAGAGCAATTCTTATCCCTACCCACTACTGTTAAGGAAGGATTCTATGGAGGAGGAGCAGGTTCAGGAAAGTCCGACGTCCTACTTTTGTATGGTATTGTCCATAGATGGCATGAGCACCCTAAATTCAAACAAGTGTTCATGCGAAGAACCTATCCAGAACTTAGAAATGAAATCATTCCTAGATCCAGG